CTTCGTTTAATGTAGCGTTAGTATTTACTTGTACTGCACCAGAAGACGTTATGTTATCACTTGCTTCAGAGATACTTGCATTGGAAGATATCAGGACAACAGATGTACTTGAAGCAGAGTCACTAATTTCTCCTATTGTAGCTGCTGCTTTAACTTCAACTGCTACAACAGAAACAGCATTATCAGATGATTCAGATACAGTAGATGAAGCAATTACTGCTATATTGCTTTGACTATTTAAGATGTCATTCAGTTCTGTAATTACAGCAGAGTTTTGTACTGCAACATTTGTATTAGATGCCAATGAGTCAGCAGCTTCACTTATATTTGCTGACCCATTAATTCCAGCTTGGTCTAACAGGGCTAATAGTAATGACATCTAAATCTCCCTGTTTTAAGACACTGTACCTAATTGCGCTCCCTTAGAGATACAGAATTGGTAAATTGCTAAACTTAGATCATCTCGTCTTGTCAGGTTATTATTTCCTTTAATATCAAGAATAGCTGAAGTCTCTTCTGGAGTTGCGTAATAAGTCTCCATAGCCACAATTACAAAGTTATTGTTTTCGTCAAAGTACCCTTTTCTTAAGGTTACATTACAACTTCCGTCTTGGTTGAGTGTTAAAGGTAAACTTTTATACTGCAATTGGACTTTCTCTAACATAATAGGCATAATTTACTCCCAACCATAAACAAAAGTAACTGTGTGTGCGATAACACCAGCAGTGGCTACAGTACCAATTTGTTTTACAACTAATTGAATATACTCGTTAGGATTGACAAACAGTGGGGCATCTCCTAAATCTAAGAAGTAACTTGCTTGTTGAACAGGAGTTCCAATTGCTTGATTCACTGTAATAGTTTGAGTAAATGGTAGTGCTAAACGTCTAGGAGCTTTAGAGTTAGTTGCTTCTGCCGTTGAAAGACTCAAAGATGTATGCCCCCAAGCTAGAGAATACTGACGAATATACTGCACTGTAGAAGCAATTGCTGTTTGAATATAGCTTGTTAAATAAACACCACGAATTACAAGTCTTCCTGTTCTGTTACTTACAGCTAAAGCTGGTACTTGATATGAGCAAATAATACCGTCAGTATTAGCTGCAAGAGTCGCAGTCTCCCAAAATTGACCTCCTAAACCAGTGCCTAATGCCGCTGTAGTGTTTGTCGGAACAGCAGCAGTAGGGTTAGCTGAGTTAGCATAGTTTGCCAAACTCCCCATCGTACCGCCAGAAAAACCTTGGTATGCGCCAAAAATTCGATTACCTTGAGTGGATAATGTAGTAGTGATATTAGATCCACCTAAGCGAACATTATATCCCCCTACGAAAGTTTGGAGAGCCGCGCTTGTAGTAGCACTGTGTCTTTGTTGGAATCCTGCACGCATTGCACCAGACATCACAAGTCTTCCTTGCGCAGCAGGCAATTGAATGCTTCCTAGAAGTTTAGCACCTGTACCATCATTTACCCAAAAATATGCTGTAACACCGCCTATATAACAAATAAATTGGTATCTCTTATTATTTGTATATGACCACACACCTGTCCCGTTTGTAGCAGGAAATAAGCCTGTTGTTGTCTCAGATCCATTGTATGCTAAGACCCCTTGCAAACCTCCTGAAGTAAGTCTAAAAAAACATCCATCTGAAGGTGCGCTGCCACTAAAGGCTGCACCGTTAAAACCGAACTCTACAATAGCATTAGTAGTAGGTTGTGCGGAAAAAGCTAACTCTGTGTCAAAAGATAAAGTCTGTGTACCGATGCAAGAAAAAGTAGCCCACGTAGTTAGTGTTACACTACCTATACCCGTAGACCCACCTGAGTTCATTGTAAACTGCCCAGTAGTCCAAGTGCTTGCTAAAGTGCTTGCACTAGATACATGTTTGTTGGTATTCTGTGCTACATAGTTAAAAACTTCCTCATCAAGAATCAAGTCTTGAGAAACACGCTGCCTGTAATCAGTATCTACTTCAGGAGAATATAGAAACGGTACTCCTGTGAAGTCTCCGATGTCATTGTCATTGTACTGAATCGCACCACCCATTTGTGCAGGTTCAAGTGGAAGAGTAACTTTCAAATTATGATTCGTGTCTACTTCTGCACCATTGTTACTAGCGTAACCATATAATTTATTATCAATTGCCATATTTTATCCTCTATGCCCAAACGTATCTTATTTTAACTTTACCTTTAATCTTCTCAAGACTTCTGGCATAAATAGTGAATCCAACACCTGTTGTTGGTGGAGTGCAAGTCAAGGAAATTAAAGTTGCTAAATATCCTTGGTCAGCATCCGTGTAATCAGTAGACGGTTCATACATAATAAAAGCTTCTGCTGCTTGTGTAGATGCTATCGAAGGGACAAGTACATCAACATCAGCTTCGTTACTACCATCACCTCCACCAAAGTCTATTTCGATAGATCCTTGACCACTTGCCATTCTTCACTCCTTATTAAGTGTTCGCTGCATTAAGCGTAAATGTATTTACAGTAACCACTTGGCTAGTTGCAATTGAGCTATTATCTAAAATCATGTCTGTAGCACTCATACCAGCAGTTCCTTGCAAACCAGTGGTAGTGCCTGCATTATCTACAATACGAAAATAACCTGCTGTCCCTGTACCTGTTGCAGTACCTTGCCATGTGCCAAGCTTTGTTTTAGATGCTGAAGAAGCTGCATTCATCCAATCAGAAGGAAGTGCAATCTCTACTAAAAGAGTTCCAGTTGCAGCAGCAGCACAGTTTGCAGGAGCACTACCTGTATAAATGCGAAGTTTAGCTGATGTACCAACTGTAGACTCGATTGAATCAAGACGTGCATTGTTTACAGCTACGGAATATTGAATTGCCATGTTTTATCCTTATTTTCTTAAATGCGCGTCAAATAACACAGTGTTAGACGCAGATGTATTTACTTCTTTAAGTGCCAGAATTTTCCATTCCACACCATTGATAATTATCGTGTCTCTGTTAGCTTTAATAGATGGTTGATCTAATTCACAACAAGCCACTTTATCAAGAGGTTGAATAAAACATTGTTTATCACCTTCAAGAATTAAAGTCCCAAAATTAGACTTATCACCAGAGTTGTTTTGAGGGTAGTCAAGCAAAGCTAAATTAATATTATAGTCTGTAGATGTTCTTGTAACTTCCCCATCAACATAAGAGCCTTCTGAATATACTCTGAGAGTACCTTTACCACCAAATCTATTAATCATTCTAGAGACAGCCATATCAAATTGAGAAAAGGCATTTATCATGTACCTGTCTCCGCGATAATATTTAAGTCCTCAAGCTCATTATAACCTTCAAATGATTCGTTCCAATCCTCAATAAATTTGACAATTTGATGTTGGTTTCCAGATGTAGAGTTAGCTCCAGCATAAGGTATTGGAGATGATGTACTGAATTTAGGGTTCATTACAACATTCAGTAACCAATCTTTATAGCTGTCATATCGCTCCTTACCCCAAACTTCTAGATAACTCATTTTTTCATGAGTTTGTTGTGCAAAAAGATTCAATAAGTAAACAGCGATAATAGGTACACATTTATTCACGTTGTTATTATTTTCAGCCAGTGTTGCTGTATAAACGCTTGTTGGGAGAAGAATAGGATCATTAAAATCACCAACTCTCAATCTGAGTTTATCTTCGTTTCTATCTAAATCGAGTTCCATATATCTCTCCATTAAAATCTTCTTATTGGAGTACCCTCCAAAGAAGGTACTCTGTAAGTAGACTTATATTAAGTCGATGTGTAGCAACGTACTACTGCTTGTGGACGCAACAAAGCAGACGCATGGTTAGCTTCTGTTTCAATTGTGATCTTAGTATTGTTTTGAGCAGCTTGCTCAAAAGCGTACATCATTTCGCCTTGAGTATTAACCAAGCCAAAGCGTTCTGCTGGAGAAAAATATGTTTTGAACATATCAGAACCAGTTGGAACTGCAACACCTTCACTTGCTGTTACAATCTTAGTACCATTGTAAGAATCACGTACTTCTTTGAATACCAAACCACCAAATTCAAATTCACGACCATTCAATACACCAGACCCACCTGCTGTCAAACGACCACGCATAGGATCTAAACCTGCACGATTTGCTGTGAAGCTACGATAAGCATCTTTGACCAATGGATGAGTGATCAACTTGTTGAAGAAAGCACTATCACATGGAACAACGATACCAGTGTAGTTTTCACCTGCCATACCGTCATAAACTGCTGTCAATACGTCTTCGATCTTCAACAAAACTTCAGTAGTTGTAGTGCCAAGATTGAAGTCAACTGCTGTACGTGTTACACCAAATTCTGTATTCCAGTTTTGTGTTACTGTACCGTTTGGAGCATATACTGTTGCAGAGAACAATGCTTGCGCACGAGCTTTATTTAAAGTCCAATCATGGTTCTGACGCAAACGTTCCAATTTTTTCTGACGTACTTTTTCCAACATTTCAGCTTCACCCATTTGCTCATAAGCAGATTTGTTTTGCAAATCTTTCGGAGAAATGTAGTCATCTAATGGGAAGTGAGGAATTACAAAAGAGTGCAATTTACGTGTACCGTCTTTAGACACAGTGTTCTTTTCACCACGAACACGATCAACAATCAAAGCACCATTTTTTGTGATTTCTTCAAACATTACTGTTTCAGAAGCAACACCTTCTTCAGAGAAGATACCCATGTTATTGAAAGTACCATACTGAATTGGAATATTGCGTACTGCTGATGTCAAGTCTACAACATCAAAATTATTGCTAGGGCTACGAGTTAGCATTATATATTTCCTTTATTAAAATTAGAGTTGGGAGACTACATCAATACCGACAGCAGCCAATTGATCTTTAACAGCTTGGATTTCTGGAGCAGTATCAACAGATGCACCATAAGTCAATGCAGCATCAGCAACAGCACATACACCGCGATACAATACCAAAGCGTTAACGTCTGTATTCAAAGCAGCAACAACTGGAGTAGCAGCACCGTTAGCATCACCAACCAAAACTGCTTTAGCAACTTCAGTACCGTCTGTAGCAGTAGCTTCTACCAATTTATATTTAACTGTACCAGATACAGTGATTGTAATTGTGTCACCAACTGCGAAGTCTGTTGCACCATCTGCCAATGTAAAGCTGAAGCCAGCTTGGTTGAATGCTGTACCAACAGAGCCTACACCAACAACTTGACCAGATGGGTTTGTCAAAGTAAAGTCACCAGCATTTGCTACTGCTTTAACAATGCGCAATACATATTTACCCAACACCAAGTTTGCATTAGATGTCATAGTGATAGCACCCATAACACCATTACCAGTACCTACAACAGCGCCAGCAGCAGCAGTTGGAGATGCAATGAAAGAACCAAGTACACTACCGAGTGGCAATGTAGCAGCAGCACCATTAATAGTGATTACTTTCTTGCATTGACCCCATTCAATACCGTCTTCGCGTTTAACTACGTTAGAATAACGTTGATTTTCTGTAGCAA